ACGTTCTCGGTTCGCCTGATACCAAACCGCGTTCTGCTCTTTTCGACGCAGCTTATTTTCAGCGTACCACTTTTGGTGAGTTATGCGCGCAAGCTCAGGATTTCGCTGCCGCCAAGACACAAATTCCATCGACACCTCATCGGATGATTCTCTCGAAGACCGAGGCCGCATCATCGAGGCGACCTGTTTTTGCCAATCGGCTCTGGGCTTCGTCGATATTCCGGCGTCCCGCGTTCCCTATTCGGGGTGCGGAACCGGGTGTCAACGCTCTGCCTTTACCGGGGACGACCGCTCTGGGTTTTGCCGCCATCAACCGGTCATATTTGCTCGCCTTACGGAGAACACTGAGCATTCGCGAATCGTATACCGTCGCGACCTCTTGTTCCGAGAACCCCGCCGCCATTGCGGTGCGCCGCATGGAGTTGAGTTCTTTTCGGAGAGCACCTTCGTCAGGAATCTTATTGTCCATGACGAACCTAGCGAACTGATCCTTCGCATAGGATTCCGTATAACGGGCCTGCTCATTGGCCCGCTCTTGCATCGCCGCAGCCCTTGATTGCCGCAGCGCTTGTAGTTTCTGATCCACCGCCTCGTATTGTTTCCGCAAAGAATAGGCGGATTTTGGATCCCTCTGAAACTCCGCTTCCCAATCAGGTTGCTGCGGGAGGAGCGTCATTATCTCCTGCTCCAGCGCCGCATTCTGATTAATGTAATGATCACGGACCTGCGCAACCTTTTGCGCTTCGGCCATGACTGTCTGCGAAGCTTCGTTTACCTTATTCATCCGCTGGTGAAATGTTTCTGTGCGGATGTAACCTTCTAACGCTTGCTTTAAGGAAACCTCCATTGGCTTCCCGTCTACTACTACCTCATACTTTTGCCCGCTCTCGGCGTCTTGCTCGGAGTCCCCGTCGGGCAACTCCCGCTCGCCCTCGGCGTCTTCGTCGCCGTCGCGTAAATCCCTTTGATCTTGTGACTCGGACTCGTCGTCACGTTCGACTTGCTCATCCACTTCGCCGAAGTGTCCTTCGTCGGCGGAGGCATCGTCGCGTCCCGTTTCATTGGAGCGAGTACGTTGGCGACCCTGCCTTTCATCTTGGGAGGACGACCTGCGGGATCGTGTGGAAGTCGATCCATCTTCGAATGGCTCGCCATTTGCTCTCTCTTCCTGACGGCGACGTCGGACATCCTCCCCACCATCGCGGGTATCGCCAAACTCGTCGCCTTCAGTTTGGCGCTCGGAGAACAATGGCTCGGGGCGGGCGCTCGCCTCAGCGAATCGACCGGCTTGATCGCGACTAGGAACCCGCTCGGGTCCTCCTACAGCATCGCGAAATGCATCGGCAGCTTTATCAATACCTTCAGCCACGACGAATGCTCATCTTATAATCGTTAATCTGAACAGCAAGTTCAGTGGCAAGGCTTTCTAGCGCGTTAATTCTAGCACAGGCGCGCACGGCTGTCAAGTCACCCCCACCGTTGTCTAGGAGTTCCTGGAACCATCGTTGCCGCAATTTAAGCATGGCGTATTGGAATGCTTTATCCTCGATCAGCGTTTTAGCGAGACGAGCACGTTCCTTGATGTCCTCAGGATCGGATTTCGGAGCGTCCATTAAGCCCCCGCCGCCGGTTTGTTAGCTTCCATCTCGATCTTCTCTCGCTCCACCTGCATCTGTTGTAACGCCTGCTGGTGCTGGAGTTCCATCTTTTGGCGCTCAAGTTCCAATTTCTGATTATCGTAATCCGCCTTCTGCTCCAGCTGAGCGCGCTGAAGCAATGAATTGGACTGAATCTTGTCAGCTTCGAGATTGTGCTGGCCGATTTTCGCTGATGCATCCGCCTTGACCTTCTCGTATTGCGCTTTGGAAGCAACCGTCATCGGATCGGGTTCCTTCGGCGCGGATTGCATAGCTTGCAATATCTGTGGATCCGGCATCTTGAAGTATCGACTCACATTCTTGATGTTAAGTAGCTCCAACATGTCCGTAACCGTATTCAACATTTCCGGAATACCGCAGATTGGATTATTAAGTCCCATCTGACTGACGAGCGTTTGCTGATCCTGCTTAATCTGCGTAAGGGCCATCATTCGCATAACATCGGTGCCCTTACCCATCGTCGGATTCACCTCGACGTCCATCGTAGCGTCGAATGTGCTCGGATCGAATTGCTGGTAACTCCCATTGACCCGTAGGATTCGCGGTGGGTTCGGATTCTCGCAAATCTCGTTGAATAGGCCCTGGAACAGATCCTTGTAGCCCGTCTCGGCGAGAACTCGTGCCACCAATTCGATGCGCTCCTGAGCACCGGAGATAACCGCATCAACACCAATCATGGTCGAGGATTGCAGCGCCTTGGGGTCCAGGCCCTTTGCTGCATCAGAGAGGCCGGTCCGGCGTTGTAGCACTTCGTTGAGCAGTTGAATAACCGGCAGAGCCGCCTGCCCGACGAATGGGGTGGAAGTATAAGCCACCGCCGTGTTCGGATCCCCACGCGTACGAATGATAGCGCCTAAATCGTCGTTCATCGCATCGTCGAGATTCGTCATCAGTTCATTGACAGCCAGCTTCGGATTGATTGACTCCGCCAGCGAATCGAGAACACCCCGGAACATATTGGTCTTAATCCGCTGCATATCCAGCGTCAAGTCAGCAATGCTATCGCCAACGATAGTGTGACTAATAGGATCAACGCTAAAGCAGGCGAACTTAGCCCGGTTTGCAGATTCGTCATTAACGATTTCATGATCTTCCCCCATCGTGCAAATATATCTCAGCTGAGCCGATCCGGCCCCATCCTTATCGATCCAAATATACCACTCCCCATACATTACACCGTCGCCAATACGAGTCGACATTCCGCGACCCTCGTTACGGAGTTGCGCCTCCATCGTAAAGTTATGGATATCCTGGGTTTGGATGTAATTGGCACAGAGGTCCCGATCGTAGCCCATGGCGACCAATTCATCGATGTAGACAATCCGCTCGTGCCCAATGATGCGAGACCGAGATAAACTCCGTGCGTATCGATCAATTCTCATCTCCTCAGGCGGAACACCAGCGACCTTGATTACCGGTTTGCTCACCGTATATTCAACAATGACCTCAGGAAAGAGACCAGTTTGCCTATCCACCGGGGACGCCTTGATGACCCTGGCCCCTGGGGACTCTTGAAGTAATAGTTGAACCTGCATCTGACTAACATTGGCGAATGTCTTGTAAGCCATCTGAACATTGTCGTCCGTCCACCATTTCACAAAGCCGGTCTTGACCGTCATCGCGTCCTTGAACGCGCCGTACAGAATGAGGAACCCTGGATTGTCCTGCCAGAAGGTATAATTCACATAGTTTGTCGCCTGTTCAGCAATCGCTTCCTCCTGTTGGGAACGCGGAACAATGCTGATTACCTTCTCTGACGCAGCGAATATACGAACAAGGGAGGGCAACATGCTGAGAATGGCGTCACGCACATCGGTAGATACGAATGTGGATTTATTCTGATTTTTCCCGTTGTATTCACCACCCAAAATCTCGCCGAATGTAATGTTCGGATCGGTCAGAATAGCCGATGTTTCCTCGGGAGGCGCGTACCCATCGATGCTCGGTAGCATTCCGTAATAATACTTCTGCGCCTCGTCGCGATATTTGGCGAGCACACTGTTCTCGTAGTCGCGTGTATCGTTGATCAGCGACTGAATAAATTGCTCATACGATTCCGGATCGGCGGGATCGTATTGGGTGGCGGTTCCCGAATCCTTGAAGGAGTAGAATAGACGCTCCATCCCGCCAGCTTGCGTGAACGACATGTTATCCGCCTAAGTTCTGCGCCCAAGGATTATTCTTCATATAAGTGCTAAGCTGATCCGGAGACGCCGAAATGTACCCAGGATGATGCTGCATCAGCTGAGCAACCGCCGCAGGCGGCATTGGACCGCCGGATTGCGACCCCTGGTCGAATATGTCGTTGGGCAGGTTCGCGAACAGGCTGTTCACATTATACCCGCCTTGCGGTGGAGCCAGAGCGCCAGCAGGAGCGCCAGCAGGAGGAGTTTGCGAGGGACTCCCCGCCTGGGGTTGGCCCCAACCAGCATTCTGCGGCCCGCCGAAATTTCCGGCAGTATAAATTGGTGCTCTACCGCCCTGCGAATTGGGGGCTGAATACTGGACCAGCGAAAAATTAGGATTAATCGGGGGGTTGTTC